TGAGTTTTACAAGTTGGCTGAGGAATACAAGGCCCTTGCATTTACTGTCTCGGGATATACAACGGCTCAGATACTCAACAAGTTTTATGACGAGCTCCTAAAGGCAATCGAAGAAGGAACGACCATGAGGGACTTTAAAAACAATATGAATGAGTTCCTTGAAAAGAAAGGTTATAAGGGAATCACAAACTTTCAGGCTGACAACATATTCAGGATGAACATGCAAACAGCCTATCAAGTAGGACATTATAAGCAGATGACCTCCCCGGACGTTTTAAAGTATAGACCTTATTGGCAGTATGATGCAGTAAACGACAAGGGCACAAGACCCTCTCATTTGGCAATGGACGGCAGAGTCTTCAGAGCGGATGACCCTGTTTGGGATACATGGTATCCTCCGAACGGCTTCCGGTGCAGATGCGGAGTCAGGACATTGTCAGAAAGGCAGGTCAAGGAAAGAGGTCTTGTGGTTGAGTCAGGAGCTCCAAGAGCTGCTGAGGTAGACGGACGGTTTGTGAACGTGATGCCTGACCCGGGCTTTTCAAATAATCCGGCAAAGGTTGCCTTTAAACCTGACCTGAAGGACTACCCTGAGCCTATCAAAAAGGCATTTGAAAAGAGGGAATCATCCAAAGGCAAATAAGACGAATTTAAAAGCCTAATTTAATAGTTTTCCCATTAAGTAAGGGGTTTATACCTAAATTCAAAAAAACAAGCGTTATAACGCGTGCTAACGGCGTTAGAAGTGGAAACAAATTGAGACAAAGAGTGGTGAGTGCATGGCAAAGAAATTTATATTAAGTGTAAGCTCCTCCGAAATCCAAGGAGTTCCTGATGTGGTGAAGCTTTTACCTCTTGGAATGGTCAAGTCACAAAAGGGAGACTTCATGGTTGATGAAGAGAGCTTTGCAAAAATCAAGGACACCTTCAAAGAAAGAGGCATTGACATTGTCATTGACTATGAACACCAAACTCTTGAGGATGTTCAAGCTCCTGCCGGTGGATGGATAAAGGATTTATTCATTCAGGACGGAGCAATTGCAGCAAAGGTCGAATGGACTCCAAAGGCTCAGGAGTATTTGAAGAATAAGGAATACAAATACCTCTCTCCTGTTGTCCTTGTGAGGAAAAGTGACCAAAAGGCGGTTGTATTACATTCCGCAGCGTTAACAAACACGCCGGCAATAGACGGTATGTTTGCGATAGTAAACTCAATCAACATTGATGAATTTGAAGAAGGAGGAAACAACATGGATTTAAAACAGTTGGCGGCTCTTCTCGGTCTTCCTGAAGATGCGACAGAGGAGCAAATAATGCAGGCAATTAAAAATGCCGTTGGAGAAGTTGAGAAGCTAAAAGAGGAAATCAAGAAGCAAGGCGGCAATGGTGGAGGCTCTGAAACTGAGACAGTTGCAAACAAAGTAATTTGCGGATTACTTGGAATCGACAGCAAAGAGGCAAAAACTGAGGACGTGGCTGCCGCTATCATGGCCCTGAAGAATCCTGCAAACTATGTACCGGTTACTGAGTTCAACAAGCTCAAGGAAAGGCTTGACAAAAAAGACAGTGAAGAGCTTGTGACCAAGGCGTTAAAGGCAGGAAAAATCTCAGCGGCTCAAAAAGAATGGGCTCAGGAGTATGCTTTGAAAGACCCTGAAGGCTTCAAGAAGTTTGTTGAGAAAGCTCCTCAAGCCGTGCCAATGGGAGAAATCGAAATTGAAGACTCCAAGTGTGATGACGGCAAGGTCACTGAGACAACAATGACAGTCTGCAAGATGCTCGGAGTTTCCAAAGAAGACCTTGAGAAATACGGAAAGGATGTGAGATAACATGGCATTATCAGCAGGAAGAAACACCGTTGAAGTCAGAGACGGAAAAACTCTTGTATTGCCGGTGAAGGCAAATACAAAGATTTACGAAGGTTCATTTGTTGTCCTTGATGGAACGGGTAATGCAGCTCCGGGAAGTACGGCTGATACTTTATTGGCTGCCGGAAGGGCTGAGGAATTCGTTGATAACACCGGAGGTGCTGATGGAGCTGTGACTGTAAAAGTCAGACGTGGTGTGTTCAAGTGGAACAATGACGTTACCAATCCGGTGACAGCTCAGGACTTAATGAAAGACTGTTATATATTGGATGATGAAACAGTCACCATGTTAGCGGTTGGGACTTCCGTTGCCGGAAAGGTAATCGGACTCGAAAACGGCGAGGTAATCGTTGAAACACTTTAATTCATGAAGGAGGATAAAACAATATGATAGTTAATCAACAGGCATTACAAGGCATCACTACAGGCTTTAAAACCATATTCAACAAGGCTTTCAATGAGACAAAGACTCTTTGGGATAAGATTGCAACCAAAGTCCCAAGTGAGACCGGGGAAGAGTCATACAAATGGCTTGGAAAGATTCCTCGAATGAGGGAATGGATTGGAGACAGGGAGATTCAAAACCTCACCGGCTCTGACTACACCATCAAAAACAAGGATTTTGAGCTGACAATCGGCGTTGACAGAAACGACATTGAGGATGACAAGATTGGAGTTTACAATCCGGTTATCCAAGACATAGCCCAAAGCACTGCAACCTTCCCGGACACACTTGTTTTCAAGCTTCTTTTAGATGGCTTTACAAACAAGTGTTATGACGGGCAGCCATTCTTCTCGGATGCTCACAAAATAGGTAAAAAAACTATTTCAAACAAGAGCACAAAGGTTCTGACAACTACTTCATACGCTGAAGCAAGAAGTGCCATGATGTCCATTAAGGATGAGAACGGCGAGAGCCTGAGAATTATTCCTGACACATTGGTTGTCCCTCCTGCTCTTGAGGATGCGGGAAGAAAGATTCTAATGTCAGACCAGATTGACGGTTCAACCAACATTTACAAGGATACAGCAAAGCTTCTTGTTGTTCCTGAGCTTGCTGGAAATGATACTGCATGGTATCTGCTTTGTACCACAAAGCCGCTCAAGCCTATCATTTATCAGGAGAGAAAAGCTCCAAAGTTTAATGCTTTGATTGATGACAAGGACGAGAATGTGTTCATGAGAAAGCAGTATCTCTATGGAGTAGAAGCAAGAGCAAACGCCGGATATGGCTTTTGGCAGATGGCCTTTGGTAGCACTGGCGAAACTGCATAAAGGAATGATGTGAAATGAGTTACTGCACAGTTGAAGAAGTCAGAGGGATGATAAAATCTGATGCTCTTAATATGATAATCGGTGATGAATATATCGAAGACGAAGCTTTGAGAGAACAAGAAATCATCCCTATCATTGAGGAGGCCATTGGGGATGCAGACGGGGAGATTGACGGGTATCTTATAAAAAGGTATCCTGTCCCCCTCTCCCCTACTCCTAAAGTGATAAACAAGTTCAGCAAGGATATTGCAGTATATAACCTCTTTTCAAGAGCCGGAATTGATGAAGGAGAAAAAGAAAAGAACTACCTGAACAGATACAAGGCAGCCGTGAGGTTCTTGGAGAATGTGGCAAAGGGTATCATTGATATTGGCATCACCGACAGCACACAAAAGGCAAACACCGGATTCTCCATGACTTCTAATACAAGGCTATTTTCAAGAAACAGCATGAAAGGGATGTAATCATGTACAGTATTAGACTTGATGGAGATGTCAGGAGACTTATGAAGAAACTGAAGCACTTGGAAAATGTCGACGTTAGGGGGGCAAGCCTTACGTTGGCAGAAGCTCTCAGGACTTCAACGAGGGAAAGGTTCAAGGATGAAAAGAGTCCTGAAGGGAGACCTTGGACAAAATCAATCAGAGCTATCCGTGAGAACGGGACAACGTTGACGGACAGTGCAGGCTTGAAAAACTCCATCAAGTCGACTGCTGATGGTTCAGGCTTTGCGGTAGGTACAAATAAAATTTATGCAAGGACTCACCAATTTGGAGAAGATGGCAGAAAAATCACTATCAGGGCCAAGACATCAAAGGGACTTGTCTTCCAGGTCGGAGGCAGATGGATTCGCAAGAAACAAGTAACCGTCAATATAGATATCCCGGCACGTCCTTTCTTGGGTATCTCTGAAGAGGACATGAGAGAAATTAAAGGGACTCTTGAAGACATTATATCGGAGGATTAAAAATGATTGGACAATGCAAAGACTATTTGATTCAAAAGCTCAAGGATGCAGGTATTAAGTCAAAAGTTCATACAAGCATAAAAACGCTTGAGAAATCAAACGAAAGTCATGTCGGAGCGGTATTGTTTGAAGGTGACAGCTTTGCTCGAAGCGGCTCAAAAACCACTTACACAGACCAAGGGGGCGTCAAGC